GCATGTGAAGGGTGACTTCATCAAGGACTTCACCACCCTCACGATCATCCACCCGATCCAGGGGGCACAGACCGTTGGTTCTGCCATGTCCTATCTGGACAAGGTGTTCATGCGTCAGTTGTTCTCCGTCGCTACGGGCGAGAAGGACGGGGACGCGGACGAGACGAACCCGGCTGACATCATTGGCTCGGAGATGAAGGCTGCGCCGAAGGAAGTCCCGGCTGCTGATAGCGAGAAGATCAAGCAGATCGAGGCCACCTTCGTGACGTTCGCTGGGACTTGCCAGAGCGAGAACGAGCTTAAGGACTTCTGGTCCGAGAACTACGAGGCCCGGAATGTCCTCAAGGAACACGCACCCGAAGCGCTGAAGCGCGCGACTGCCGCCTTCACCAAGCGCAAGGAAGAACTCAAGAAGGAGAAGTCTGATGGAAACTAAGAAGTACTACGGCGGCGCTCTCTTCATGAACCGCAACAAGACGAAGGAAAGCTCCCCCGATCTCAGCGGCGACGTTGAGATCAACATGGAGACGCTGAAGGCGCTGGTCGAGCTTGCCAAGAAGAACGAGCCGCTGAAGATGCGGATGGCTGGCTGGGTCAAGGAAGGCAGGAACGGGAAGTTCTATTCGATCCAGCTTTCTGAGAACAAGCAGCAGGAAAAGCCGAAGCCGAAGATGGCTTTTGACGACGACATTCCCTTCTGATCTTCGGAGAGTGCGGCAATGGGACACACATACCGCACTGATCCTCGACAGATAGATCTTGTCGAATGGCTTGAGAGGAACAGGGAGACGCTTGGTGAGAAGCAAGGACAACAAGCGTCTCTCGTGGGTCCGGACACAGGGCTGTCTGATATGCCAGCGGTGGTCGCAGGCGCATCACCTGATGTTTGCCGAACCCTCCGCGATGGGGAAGAAGAGCGGCGATGATTGGGCTGTTCCTCTTTGCGCCGATCATCACGCTGAGCTTCACTCATACGGAGACGAGAAGACATGGTGGGATCTGAAGGGGGTGGACCCGGTGGAGTGGTGCGAACGACGCGGGTCAAAGCGATCAACCCCCACTATGCTGGATTGATCCTGCGAGAGTTAGACGTTCTGCCCAAGTCTGATGGGCAGGATTGGAAGATTGGGGATGAGGTTGGACTGCACGGAGCAGTTTGGGCTGAGCGCAATGACGCGCCAGTCTATGCAGTCATAACGGAGATCCTTGATGTTTGAGATCGAGAAGGGCATTCCCATCCCGCGCCGCTACACGGGCCGCAAGTCCAAGCAGCGTGATGCGATGCTCGTCACCATGAAGGAAATGCAGCCGGGCGACAGCTTCCGCGCTGAGTACAAGCTTGCCTCTATGCGTAACTTCATCCGCAACTGCGAGGTTGAGGGTTCCTTCCGCGCTGCTCAGGAAGGCGACACCACGATCCGCGTGTGGCGGGTCGCGTAAGTTGGTGGGGGCGAAAGCCCCCATCTAACTCTGACGAGGTGCCGGAGGGATAATGACAGAACCCAAGCAACCCTGGCTGAAGTTCGAGGCCATCAAGACATCCATGCGGCAGGACGGGAAGGGCACCTACATGACCCTGACCATTCACCCTGACGAGGTTCCTGTTGACCTTCTCTCCGCACGGCCCGGTAGCCGCTACATGGTCGGCATGCTGCCCGTCGATGATCATGACAGGCCCATCAAGGGCAAGGACATGGAGGAAGGCGAGCGAGCCGTGCAGTCCGCAGGCATGCTCTGCCGCAACATGAAGTTCCAGAGGTGGATGGTGAGGCGGGGTCTTGCCCTCACCATGTCTGAAGAAGACTGCGCTGAAGGCATCAAGGCCTACTGCGACATCGAGAGCCGGTCTGAGTTGAAAGACAATCGCGAAGCTCGCGCCGCCTTCATCGAACTCAGGGAGAAGTTTGACAGTGAAAGCTTCTGAGATGTTGGAACATGCTGCCGCCCTTGTTGGCGGGCAGCGCGCTCAGGACTACGGCGACAAGACGATCAACCACCAGCGCATCGCTGACCTGTGGAACGCATGGCTGCATGAGTCCCGTGTCAGCAATGGCCCCAGCGGGGACATCACCGCCTACGATGTGGCGATGATGATGCTCATGGTGAAGGTCGCCCGGCTGATGCATAGCCCTGGGCACCAGGATAGCCACGTCGATATCGCAGGCTACGCAGCTATCCTGGAAGAGATTGCGAACGGCGCTCAGTAAGCGCCGATCTGTCTAGCCCTTTCAACAACACGCCTTGCCACCATGTCGCGCTGCTCCCTCAAGGGACGCAGCGCGTCAGCCTTAGACACCGAGTCCATATCGCTGCGCTCGATGCGAGCCATGCGCTTGTTGATCTCAGTGATCTGCGTCGAGGCTTGATTGACCATCGGCCTCAGACGCAGGGGCAGACCAGCATCGCCACGCAGTTCTGCCAAACGATCAAGGTCGCGTGTCTCCATAGCCATGTTCTGAGACCGCACAAGCTGGTCCGTCATCTCCTTGATCTTGTAGAACTCGCCAATGAAGCGAGTCGCACTCTGGTCATCGCTTCGATAGAAGCGGTTCGCTCCAGTCAGACCGGCGATGATGGCAGGCATGCTCATCGGATCGCCAAACGCACCAGCAGGCTTGCCAGGGATCATCCCGAAGGAAGAAAGGATGCTGTCGAAGCCAGCCAAGACAGTCGAGCCAATCGTGCCCGAGTATCCCTCAAGCACATACTGAACCCGGATCGGACTGACCCCGAACGTCTCGCCAATTGCCTTGGCGACGGAACTCGTGCTGCGATTGACGCGCTCTTCGGGAAGCTTGCTCGCATCACCAGCCGTCTCAAGTGAGCGGCTACGGAAGAAGTCGTAGTTCGTGAAGGCACCCAGCACAGGCACAGCAGCCTGGGGGATTGGATTAAAGAAGAAGGTCGAGGTGCCTAGATCGGTTAGCGCCTTGCCCAAGTCCCTGCTGTCGTTGCGACGGATGGCGTCGAGAATAAAGACAGGCAGCGCACCAAAGAAGGAGCCGATTTCAAAGGCTCGAGGCAGGAGGATCCTGTTGTCATTCGGCAGATACCAGATGTCGTAGCGGAACTTGAGGTCAGGGTTCTCGTTATCCCAACGCTCAGGTTCATCCGCCATGTTCTTGGCAGCAAGCGCCAGCGACAGGCCCATGACCACAAGGCCGCGCAGGAACATCTGTCGCGCCATGCGGACCTTCCACACGCCAACCGTCTTGTCGCCCTTCTCGTTTTCGATAAGGCGGTACATGCCCTGAATCTTGGCATTCAAGAACGGCACAAGAGGCACAAGCCAGTTGACGGTGGAGCCGATCCAGCCACCGCCCATACCCCTGCGAGAGAACGGCGCAAGGAGATAAGCCTGGAATGCAGCGTCCTTGTCGCTCATCCCCTGAGCCTTCATGCGCTCATAAATCTTGATGCGCTCGGCCATTTCCGTCGCTTCGCTGGCCTTCTGGAGAGTGTCGAAGGCGCGACGCATCAGACCGCCAGGGCCGTAGCCAAGCCCGGCAATCTCACGCTCGAAGGCGGCGGCAGCATCACGCTCGCCCATGCCGTAGGTGTAGCCACCGAAGCCAGTCTGTGCGGCGATGGCCTTATAGGACGCGCTGGACTGAAGGGCCTGCTTCAGACCATCGAACGTATTTGCATAGAGGGGAGTTCCCTCCTGCACATACGCCATGATCTTACCACGCCACAGGTTCGCCAGCATGAAGCTCGGTGCCAGCGTCACCATGTCGCGGAAGAAGCCCGCCATCGTCGCCATCGTCTGATAGATACCGTTCGTGAACTCACGCGGCGCTCCAGCAAGGGCGATGTAGAAGGCGGGATCATCAACCTCGAAGTGTCTATCCTGCCCATTAACGCGGTAGGTAATGGTCTTGCCCGTCTCGCGCGTCTTCACTGGGCGACCAAGGCCGACATCCTGCAACGCCTCAGCCGCCTTGCTCATGGCGACGTTCTTCATGCCAGCTTTCATGATCACGTCGGCGTTGCGGATCATGTTCTCGAACAGATCGCCAAGCGGATTCTCTCCGCCCTTCACGCTGACATCGAAGGCGCTCTTAACGCGAGTGAGGCTCTGAGACAGACGCGGCCCAACGACTGCGTCTGAATCGCCCTTCACGTCCTCATCGGCCTGCCGGTAGAAGGGCGTGTAGAACATGCTGCCAAGCTGATCAGCCTTGGCACGATCAAGAGTGCCAGTGGCGACAGCGAAGTCGAGCAGCGCCTTGTTGATGCGCTGAATGTCAGCAGCCATCTGCCTCCACTCAGGGTGCGCCGCCTCAGCCTTGGAGATGATGGCGTTCATCTCCTTGTCGGTCAGGTTGAAGAAGCCCTTCTTTCCTGCCTTACGAAGATCGCGCTCACGAAGAGCGACAAGGTAGGCTTGTGCCTCCCTCTTGTCTGCAACGTTGAGCTTACCCTTGATGGCGTCGATTAGGCCCGGCACGTCATCGCGCACATTCACGTCGCCGGTCTTCGGATCGTATGCGAGTGGGCCATGATTCAGGTACATCTGAACACGACCGCTGTTGTTGAGCGCAATCTCCATAGCCTGACCGACATTCCTGACGGTCATGCCCTTTTGCTTAGACAGGGTGTCAATCATCCACCCTGCACCAGCGCGATTGACGGAGGTCCGCACGAGGGCAGAAGAAAGATTCTCGCCCGGCAGGGCTCCAACAAACCTACGAAGCCCGTCAGCAAAGACGTTGGGCTTGTCGATCTCCTTGCCCGTCAGCTTGTCTCGCATGACGGCAAAGGCAGGATCGGCGGCAAGCGGAGAACGGGCAGATGCCTGGGGAATCCTAAGCTTCGCTCGGGCCTTCAGGCGTTCGAGGTTGTTCTCTTCACCCCTCTCACGAGCCGCCCTCATACGGGCACCAGCAACCCGGAAGCCCTGAGCTTCGTTGATGTTGGGGTGGTTCCGCAGCAGGATTTCAAGAACGCGGCGCGAGAGTTCTTTCATCCCAGTGTAGGTGAGATCGACGCCTTCAGAATAAATCCCAAAACCATCCGTCTTGTACTTGAAGGGGTTCTTCTGAATATTCAGACCCTGAACGACGTTTACCTTCAGAAGCCCATCATCAACCGACAGGTCAATGTTCAGATAGCCACCAGACTTGAGGTCGGCAACTATAACGTAGTTCGCCTTGGCTCTCGTTCCGGATGCCTCGATGACCTCAACGTCGGTGACGATGTCACCAACACGCGCAGAAGCTTGGACGTTGAGCGCGGCAGACTGAAGGGCGGCGACGCCCTGGTCGATCAGTTCCTCAGTCTGCTCGTTGGTTAGCTCTGCTGCTGACCCGGATCCGGCTCTGTCGCGAGCGGAAGCTTCGGCCCGCGCAGCATCAGCGAAAACAGTTCTCGCTCTTTCGCCTGTGCCGCCTCCTCGATCCGCCCAGGACGAAGCAAGCTCTTGGAGCCTCTCTCGATTGACTTCGGGTCGCGTGTACCAGGGGGCATTCCCACTCTCCGAAACGCTGAAAGGGATAGGCTCGGTGCGAGGCTGGCCCTTGTTAGGTCCAACCTTATACAGCACTGCATTGCCGTCCGCATCAAGCATTGGCTTTTCACCAACACTTGCAGGCACAACTCCGCTCGCAGGAATCTTCACATCAGTGAGAAACCCACGAAAGGCGGGAACACTGAACTTCATATCCCGCCCGGTTCCGGCGTCATAGATGAAGTACGGAACGCCCTGCTCGTCTCTCCCGTAGCGAGCGCCATACTCGTACCCGCCGTATTCTCCCTGCTTGGCTACAACGCGAGCAATCGCCCTGTCGTCGCCGCGAGCGTCAGAAAGGATGGCGTCGATGCTGCCATGCGACGCCTCTTGCTGGCTGTCCGCAACCCAAGTTTCCCAATGATATCGCCCAACGCTGGCGTCCTGCGGTCGGCCAACAGCCCCATAGATGCTGGCAATCCTGCGCTCCAGCGCCCTTTCGATAGCTTCATAGATGAGCAGGCCACGCGCGCCATAGGTAAGCTCAGCAAGGGATGTGCCCGTCTTTGTGACGCGCTTCTTCTCTCCGTTGACAACGCGCTCTTCGGTCTCTCCGTCATACAGGTTCTTGTTGTTGAACCTACCATCGTCCCAGAGACGTCGCATCTGAACGCGGTCAAGGACCATCACGTCTGGGAATCCAGACACGAGCAGGGTGAAGGAGACAACCTTGTTGTCGATGCCGACGCCATCAGACGCCATCTTCACAAACTCACGACGGATACCCTTGCCTGTGCTGGTCGGGTCTTCCATCAGGTTGTGAAGATACTGAAGGCGCGAGATGCCGCCAGGGGCGTCCCGCCTAGACATCTTGAAGAGGAAGCTCTTTCCGAATGCGTTGAGGTTGTGGGTAGCTCCGGCTCCGGGCTGACCACTTCCCTTCGGGGCGACAGACTTTGCCCAGCGCTCGTAAGCAGGGAAGTCGGCTTCAGTGAAGTCACCGGCAGCCGCCTTCCTAATCCACTGATCTGCCCCATCGAAGGCATCAACGAAGAGACTCTCCTGCGTGTACGGCGAAACTCCGCGAGACAGGAAAGACCACATGAAGAGCTTGCCTGTTGTGACCGGGCTAAGCTCTTTGTTGATGTATGCTTGGCGGAACATCCGGGCGTTGCGGAAGCCATGATCGGCATCCTCGATCTGCCCCTTCGTGAGCGTCCGGAGAAGGTCAACCGCACCGCCATTAATGTCCCGCATGAAGTTGTACGGCGGGATCGGGACTTCCGGAGATGAGAAGGCATAAGCCTCCATCTTCGCCCAGTCTTCAGCGGAGTTCTCAGGAGTGGGGAACTTCGACAGGGTGTCATCAAGCGCAGCAAGCTGACGAGCCGCGTTCTTGTTGTCCGTGCTTTGAGAAATCAGCGCGAGCCTGGGCAGAGTGCTTTCATCAACATCTGCTCGCACCCGAAGGGCAGGCTCAAATCCCAGCTTGTTGCCTTCAGACACATCGACGCCCGGCATCTCAGCGAGGTTGCGGGCAGAAGCCTGCGCCCCGCGCGACGGGAAGTCCTGCTCGGTCGGCGCAGCCATCTGGTCGAAGCGTCGGCCACCCTCACGAGCAGCGCGGCCAAGAACCTCTTCGACCGTCTGGAATCCGTCGCCGCGCAGCGCGCTGCCCATCTTCGAGAAGAAGTTCTTGATCACATTCACGAAGCGAGCAAAGGCAGGCTTCAGCCCAGTCATAGGCACGCCACGACGAGACGCATCCATCAGCGCGGCGAAGACGTAAGCCTGGGCTTCCTTGGCGTCCTCGATCACATTGGGCAGGCTCTCGCTCAGAACTTGCCAGTAGCTCTTGCTGGAGTTCGGATAGCGCGCCTGCTCAAGCTTCCTGCGGATGGTCGGGTCAACGTCCCCAATCATCATGTTGTCGCGGAAGCTCTGACCCATGAGCCTGTCAAACTGCGGATCGTACTTGCTGTAGTAATCCTGAAGGACGTGGAACGCCTCATGCGTCGCCGTCTCAGTCAGGTAGGGCATGACGTTCGATGAGGGAGAGAGCGAGATCGTGATGACGCCCTGCAAGGCGGCATCGGAGGGACGCTCACGAAGACCCTGCAATTCCTTCGTCGGGTCACCTCCACTACGGGCGATGGCCTCTGCGAGTTCCTTTGTGGGCAGAAGCTGTTTGACGAACTGAATGCGGTGGTTCGCACCAGCAGGCAGAAGGCCAGCAAGTCGGTCAGCCGCAATGAAGGAACCATACACTTCCCCCGCCGACATCGTGCGGTTCTTCAGCGCATCAACGACGGCGTTGCGGATCAGACGGCCCTGGACACCCATGCCCTTGAGCTTGTCTAGATAGAGAGCATTGATCCTGTTCAGGGCAGCAATACGACGAGACGCGCGAGCGTCAGCGGCGCTCGGCTCGGCCTCTACCTGTGGTGCAGTCTGTTCTGCCCCAGCAGCACGAGCGGAAGCCTGCGGCGTCTGACGGCTAGTGGCACGACGAGGCTGAATGTCAGAGCCAACGCCACGCGGAGGAGCGACACCAGCGCCAATGGACTCCTGCGTCGCGCGAGCAGTCTCGCGGATAGGCATCTGCACAAGCTCGTCCATCGTAGTCTCGACGGGGACTTGCTCAGTGATGTTGCCTCTCTGGCGCTCGACAACCGCCAGGACCTTCCCGAAGTTATCGGATGGCAGAATGTCGAGAACCTGTTCGCCATTCTCAATTTCGCCCCGTGCATTATAGACGGGGTTCAGAAGGTAACGCTGGCCTGTGATCTGCGGCGCGCCAGCGCGGGTGTCGTCCGTCTGCTGAGGGATCGTGTCGGGAACGCCAGAGCCGGAAGGGATCTCAATGCCAGGAGCCTGCTGCTGCCGCTCCAGGTTATCTCTCATTCCCTGTGCCACACCGAAGGCTTCACCAGCCTGGGTGCGAAGGTTCTCGCGAGCAGTGATGTCGCGCTCGGTGGCAGGCATCGAGTTCACGATGGAACGACGAATTGCCTCACGCCCGGCGATCAGATCGTCAAGATTGGCGATCTCAGCCTGCGTGGCTTCCCTGGCTGGAGCGTCTAGAACCTTGGCCTTCTCGATCTTCTTGAGGCGCTTGTTCGCGTCATCGCGCGCGTCCATCAGACGCTTAAGCTGATCCTCAGCCGCAGCTAGATCCCGACGAAGAACGTCAACGCTGGGAACAGCGCCCTGCCTCTGTTGGATTTCGGCCTCAGCAAACGCCTTCTCAGCCTCAGCCCGGCGTCCACCAGCGTAAGGAGCCTCCCTTTCAGTGGTGGGAAGCTGGGCAGAAATCTCCCTGCGAGCCTGCTCTTGCGCTGCGATCAGTTGGTTAAGCTGATTGAGGTTAGACTGAGCGGACTCACGAGCCATAGCATCAACTCTGCCGCCGCTGGTGGCAGCGGCCAGCCTCTGTGTCTCGTATTCCTTGGCGACGAGAAGCCGATCAAGCTCAAGATCTGAGGCTTCGAGATTGCGGCGGATCGTCTCTTCGTTAACGACTGGACGATTGCGAGCCTGTATATCTGCGAGACGGAAAGCCTCTGCCGTTTCAGGGCTGGTGGCAATCTCCCTGCGGTAGCGGCCCTCCTCCACACCCTGCCGACCAGCAGCACGACCCTCCTGCTCCCTGGCAAGAAGGGTTTGGCCTACACGAATCTTCTCCTGAACGTCGTCCAGGCTAGCAAGCTCAGGAAACCGACGCTCAAAGTAGCGGATGGCCTGAGACACGGTGAGGTTGCCGACCGGCGTATCAACGACGGGAAGCTCACGAGGCAGAAGATTCTGCCCCTCAGTCATAGGTTCGCGGTTCGCCACATAGTCTTCGATAGCGCCACGCAGATCGGACGGAAGATTGCCAGCGCCCGGCTCGGTGGAGGGAGGGATGGGAGGACGCTGGATCGCGCCAATACCACCACCCATGATGCCGCCAAGCACAGCGCCCGTAGCAGCCGCACCGCCAACACCCTGCGTTAGACTGCGCTGCTCATCAGCCCGGCGCTGAATGGCAAGGTTCTGTGCGAACTGACCGCCGCCTTCCTCGATGGCCTCAGACCCGGCTTCGGCAGTACCAACGCCAAGCGCACGACGGATCGCGCTTTGAGACACGCCACGAGAAAACAAAGCTCGCTCTGCGCTCGACGGCATGAGGGCCATCGCGCCGACAGAGATGCCGCCACTAAGAACACCAGCTTCGCGGGCAGCACGATCAGCAATGGTGGCGCGAGCCTCGTCCGGAGACATGCTCCGCAGGAGTTCTTGATAGACAGGGCTGCGCTGAAGCGTCTCGCCCGGCAGACGCATCACATCCTGATACGTCTCCTCAGCAACGCTACCACCCTGCAAGCCAGCGGCAGTGCCGACAGCGGCAACCTGACCAGCGCGCTGACCAGCCTGGAGGACGGCCTGCTCAGCAGCCTCGCCACCGCCAACCGCAGCACGACGTGCTGCCACCTGACCAATCGCAGACGCGCCCCTGCCGACGCCACCAGACAGCACGAAGGCGGGGATCTGCTCAATCGCCATAGAGAAGAGCAGGCTGGGGTTCGACGCCAGGGTGGAGAGCGCGGCACGCGCTTCGCCAACTAGACCCTGGGACTCGGCGTCCTGAATGGCGCGAGAGAGAGCCTGCCGCTTCTCGACAAGCTCGGGGGACATGAGCCCCTCACCGAACTCGGAGACTCGACGGCCAGCGCGAGACAGCATGTTGTCGTAGCCAAGGCCAGCAACGCCGCCCAAGCCGCCGATACCAGACAGGGCGCTACCAGCGCCTGTGACGATAGACGCACCAGTGTCGCCAGCTAGAGAAGCGATGCCGCCGAAGAAGCCACGTTCCGGAGTGGGCGCTCGCTGAGCGGGAGCCTCAGTAACTTGAGTGGGGGCAACAGTTTCTCGACCCGCCGGAGCGGGCCTGCTCATCAAGTAGGAGACGATGTCAGCATCAGAGTATCCGGCCTCACGCGCCCCTCCGATGTTGAAGTTCCTGCGAGGGGCTAGATACTCGGCAATGTCCTTGTCCGAGTAGCCAGCCCGCCTTGCACCGTCCACATCAAACGACATGCGGATTACCCACCAAACTGAGAGATGCCGGAACCCTGACCGCCGCCGGGTGCAGTGCCCCCGCCCGGAGCCCGCCCCCCGACCACAATGCTTTCATAGAGATTGCGGCGCTGTTCGGCTTGACGGAGGCGCTCTCTACGCTCGGTATCTCGGCGCTGCCATTCTGCATACCCAGAACTCGTCGGCCTTGGCGCGGGGTCAGCGTCCATCTCAGTCCGGATGCGACCGATCTCCGCGACAGTTGCATTGAGAACCGTGCCTGCGCCAGCCGTGTCAGCAGGGCGACCCATAGAGCGCTGCTCACGAACCAAAGCCTGCTGTTGCGGGCTGAGGGCAGCAAACTCCTCCGGCGTGTAGTAGCCGCGACGACGAAGATCATCGGCCTGGAGTCTGGCTTGAATCTGAGCGCGCTGGTCGAGCCTGTTCTCCGCTTCAGCAGCCCGCGCGCTCGCCGCCCGCTCTTGGCGGTCTGCAATGTTCGTGCGGGTGATGTTGTCCATCCGAGTGCGGTACTCGGTGGCGCTGATCTGACCCACAGCGAACTGACGGTTAAGCTCCTGCTTCGCCAGTTCCAGTTCGTCGCGACGAGCCTCGCGCTGCTCGGCACGGATCTGACCAAGCTGCTGGCCGTAGGACTGGACCGCAGGCAGAGCGCCTTCACCAATCGCACCAACAAGGCTCGGGTTGCGAGAGCCAGCGATACGAAGGCCAGCCTCGATCAGAGCCATGTTCACAGCCTCGTTGCGACGGGCGGCAGGATCGACGCGCTCCTGCTGAGCCCGCTCACGAAGAGCGGCAATGCCGTCTGCGAACAGACCTTGGTTCTGGCGGTAGATGTCTGCCATCGTCGGCAGGCCAGCTTCGGCACCGCCTGCCCCTGCTGGCGCGCCGCCACCACCACCGCCGCCACCAGCGGGGCGAGGCTGACCCTGACCCTGCTGGCCCTGGCCCGGTTGTCCCTGCTGACCGCCTCTCTGGGCTGGACGCTCAGGTCCAATTGGAGAGTCGTATTGAATGCCAGACGGCCCAGGCTCGTTGCCGAACGCCTCACCATACCCGGCACCAGCATTGATTTCCCCGAAGCCCGGCTCGGGGTCGATGTTTATGTTGGGAGAAGGGGGGTTGAATATAGACAGAGGAAGCTGCTCTCGGGTGACTCGACCCCGATAGCTTGGAGCGTTCAGCGTGGAGTTAATCGCGTCCTGCACAGGCACCCCAGCTTCAATCTGGGCGCGAACGTCAGCCATAGCGTCAGTGACAAAACGAGACTGACTCTGGTTGGCAGAAGCCGCCCTTTGAGCGGCTCCTTCTCTCTGGGCTGCGGCTGCTCGCTGGGCCAAATCGCGCTCCAGATCCGCGCCCATAGGGATCAATGGAGAGGTCGGCGGCGATCCACCGACTTGCATCCGCACAACGCCGCCATCTCGATAGCGACGTAGAGACGCCAGCCCGCCAGCAGCCATGCCCTGCACGCCGCCATCGGCGGCATCAACGCCGTCCGGGTCAATCGAGTCCTGACCCTGTAGGCCCTGAATACCAACAGGCTCCTGCGGGGCAGTAAGGTCTTCTGCCACAGTGCGATTGGAGCCCTCCTGCGGGGCCTGCTTCGCGCGCATATCCTTGCGGCGGCGGATCTCAGACAGCACCAGATACGACGGCGCAGTGCTGTCGGGAGCCTGCATCAGCGCCATAAGCTGCTGGTCAGAGGCGTTCTTGAGGGCGTCCTGGATGCGGAGAAGGTTCATCTAGAGCCCCTATTGGCTACGCAGCAGGCCAAGGCCAGCAATGCCCAGACCGCCAAACTGAGCCAGCGGGTTGGGATTGTCGTAGGTGCTGCGGACCTGTGTCGGCTGCACGGGGATACCCCGCAGAATGCTCGACATGAAGTTGATGTTGCCACGCTCCGCTTCGCGCTGGCGAAGGAAGTCTTCGTAGCCAAGATCAAGCTCACGCTGGGCCTGCTGCTGCTGGGCACCGCCCTGCTTCTGAAGAGCCTCAGCCTGCTGAAGCGTCAGACCCTGGCGCATCGCGCCAGTACGGCCAAGCTCGGCACCGGCCTGGAGACCAAGTCCTGCCCCAGCCAAACCATACTGGGCAGCTTGCAGGCGCTGCTGCTCGGTCGTGCCCTGAGCAGACATCGACGCAGCACGATCACGCTCGAACTGGGCCTGCGCGTTCTCGAATGCCTTCTGGCGGCCAGCCGCCTCGATATCAGACAGCCGCTGTCCTAGGCCACGCTGCGCCACGCCCTCCTGAATGGCAGAGCGATAGCCACCGAAAGCCCCAGATCGAATGGCCTCTGTCTCGCGCTTCGGTCGCCCCTCTTCAAAGTCCTGAACGGCGGCAGCCTTCTGGCGCGCCAGGACTTCGTTCATGTAGGGCGACATATAGCTCTGGGCCTGCTCCTGCCCGAACGCCTGCTGCTGGATTGGATTCGACGTGTAGCCGCTCGCGCCAAGGCCACGCATCGCAGACGCGCCCAGGATCCCACCCGCCGCGTCAAGCTCAGGCGTGCCTCGCGCAGCTACGTCTCGCGTGATGCCAAAGCCGGTCTGCGTGTCTGGAGTGAAGCCAGCGATACGCTGCCCGCCGTATGGAACGTAGGGCTGATTGCTCTCAGCCTCAGCCCTGCCCATCATGCGCTCGAAGTATGGACGAGCGTACTCGGGAAGGTTCGAGGTGTAGGTGGTGCTTTGAGTTGGCTGCCCGCCGCCGCCGCCGCCCATCTCAGATATCCTTCTCGAACAGGATGAGGGTCTGTTTCACCCCGTAGGCATCCAGCATCTTGAGCCAGCCTTTTCTACCATAGCCCTCGATGGCCGTGCATTGGTTATCTTCTGCCCACCGGACCATGACGCCCATCATCTGGTGCTTCCAGGCGTGGATATTTCTGCCCCCAGTGAACAGGGAAGTAAGAACCCGGCGCGACGGGTAGTCTGTAACCCTCGTCACCTCGCAGCCAAGGATCTCCCGCTCATCATCGAACGCAATCCAAAGCTGCATGTCCCCTGCCTTGAGGGCAGCATACACATCGTAGAGCATATACCTACCGTTAGTCACCCTAACGGCAGGAATGAGAAAGACTTTCACCGAATCCCAGACAGCGTCAACGTGATCCGCTGGGACCAAGCTCACATTCACAGGGTGATCTTTCCGCCAATCGCCTTGGGCTGAGCCTTCATGCCCGTCCGCTGCTGGCGCACCTTGTCCATAAGACCGTGCAGCTTGCGAACGCCCTGGTCGGTAGAGCCGTCGCCCAAACCAGACACGACATCGGCAGGCACCACGAACTCACCGTCCGCAAGGCGAACCTTCTGTCGGCCCTCGATGCTGCCCGGAACGAGATCATCCATGCCGCCGCCAGCCCCACGCACCCGGCCCGGCGAGATACGGTCGCGTAGGAGGTTCAGGGCTTCGTCGCCAAAGGCTTCCCTGAAGCGGGCAATCGCCTCACGCGGGCGGGGATGCTCGCCAAGAAGCGCGGCCTTCGCCTCGTTCATCACGTTGGCTGTATAGCCTTCGTCCTTGCGGACAGAGGCCAAGCCGCCCTCAGCGAAGTAGCGGTACTCAGGGCCAGCGCCAGGGCGATAGCCAGCAGGCGGTGGAGTGAAGCTGCGCGGAGTGGTGGGGAACTGCTCAGGATACTTGTTCGGGTCGTATTCAGGCTCGCCCGGCATCCTGCGCTGATTGCCAAACATATCGTTGGCCTGGGAGAGCATGCCGCCACCAGCGATAAGGGCAGAGAACTTATTGTTGGAGATGTTCTCGCCAATCTTGGAGATTGCTGCCCCAGGATCGCTCGCGATGTTGGACAGCCGCGTGCCGAAGTTAGAGGCGCTCGTTGCCATGCGATCCATCAACCCTGGCGGCTGGACTACCTCAGCCCCGCCACCAAAGGGGGCTGGCGCAGGCACGACACCAAACGAGCCGACATCGGCAGTTGGGCCGGGAACTGAAGCTGCGGCTGCGCCAGTTGGCGCAGCAGCCATCGAGCTTCCGGCCCCTTGAATGGCAGATTCCCCAAGGCCGGTAGTCGCAGTTTGGGTGGCTTGAGCCACAGTATCGCCAACACCAGACAGAAGCTGACCGCCAGCATAGGAGGTCGCGCCGCTGATTAGACCTTGCGTCAGTGCGTCCTGGGCAGAACCGCCCTGCGCTGCCGTCTTTGCCGCAGACGCAGCACCAGAGGCCAGCGCGCCGACGCCCACGTTGCCGCCGCTGAGGACCGTGCCTGCAATGCCTGCCGCGATAGGCAGGAGGCTGGCAAAGTTGAAGGCTTCCGGCAGGCCCGTGTCTGGATTGCGCGTGAAGTCCCGACCCGTCAGGGCTCGGATCCCCTCAAGCTCCTTGCGGCTGACATGCACCAGCATGTCGTCGCCGTTCCGTCCGTAGCTGGCTAGAGTCCGGGCTGCGTCGCGCATGAGGCTGTCCTTAAACCGACACTACGGTAACTATAACAGACGGAATCGCTGGCGAGAAAGCGTTCGCCGGGGCAGCCACGATCTGTACGTTCGTGTTGCTGACTGCCCACATGATTTCAACATAGTCGCCGCCCAGAACACTAATGATGAAGTTCCAAGCGGCCACAAGTTCAGCCGTCGTGCCCTGAACAGCTACAATGGAAGAAGAGTTCGGCACATCAACTCCATTTTTCCTGAGCCATATGTAGATGTTGTGGCTCGCGCCTGAAGTCTGGTCCAACTGGGCCGAGAACTGAACGTTATATGTTCCACGATTCTTGAACGTGATGCGAGACCCACTCACGACTGCAACCTGATTAGACTCAGCAGTCGTGTTGAGTTGCATCGCATATGGCGTGTTGATCGCCGCCGCAGTCTGGGTCGTCGTGTCGAAGAAAGACCCATAGAACCCACTTGCCTCAGCGTAGTTGGGGAATCCCAAGAACGTCCGATCAAGGTTCTGGTCAATCGCTCGCGTAAGCTGATTGCCCCATTCGTAGTTATACTCAATCGTGGGAGTGGGCAGGCGAGTACGGCCAATCATCGACGGCCATCCGTCCGGATATCGACACGCGGAACGCCCAGGCGCCAAGCAACGCCGACCTCTTCACTCTGCACTCGCAGCGTCAGCATGCGGCCCCTTAGACGGAAGTAGGTCTGGTCCGTGAACTGAGCGATAGGCAGCGTTGCCGTCAGGGTCGTGTTGTTGTTGGCGAACTGGTTGAAGTTGGAGCCAGAGAAGTCCTGCGTCTCCAAGATGAAGTTCACCGTTGGGTTAGGGGCAGAACTGTTCCTGAAGTCCAAGTCAGGGATCATGCGCCAAGCAAAGCCAAACTGATCGCCCTGCCCAATCTCAATGGGAGAGCTTTCAATGTATGCGAGAATCGGAGACGGCGGATTGGTCGAACCATCATCCTGCCCAATCTCATGGAAATAGACGTAGCCATCGACAGAGGCCGCACGAGGAAAGTCCTCAATGCTGCGATCAATCCAGGCCGTGCGAACAATTGTACCCACGCTCCAAACGCGCTCGTTGTAGTTATAGACAACGTAGCGGTCGTTCTCGTTTGAGTTGGCAGATGGGTAGAACCACCACACCTCATTGAACGCCATGTTGCTGCCAGCCGTGATCTTCTCGGCTTGGTTTAGGTTGATGTCGTTGAAGACAAAATCCTTGACCGAGCAAGGCAGGCCAATCGCGCGACCGTCGTACTGGAAGAATCCATTCTGCCCCATCCAGAACGTCACGTCGTTTGCGGACACAACGGCCTGGGGAGCAAGAAGGGAAGTCAGGGCGATACGTGCAATCGAGTACTCAAAGGGAGCGCCAATATAGCGCAAGGAGTGCAGCGCATCGTCAGTCCAAACAAGAATCTCCTGCTTGGTCTCGATGGCAGACACAAACTCAGAGCCGGTAGGAATGCGAATGCCGCCAGCAGAGTTGGTCTCCAGTGGAGTCCAAACAGCAGGGTTCTCCGTATCAGACCAACGAATCAAAAGACGATCCTGGACGTTGGTCACAATGTCCGAACAGCCAAAGGCGATCACCTTGCGGTCGAGATCGGAGACAATGATCTGTCGCGCAACCGATGGGACATCAGACGCGCCGCCAAGGGACGACAGAAGCACCGCTCTGGAGCCAAGTCCTCCAGAGTTTGCCCAGTAATAGATCGCTGCGTCACGCGGATTGATGACGAGGTTCTGCCCGAAGTTATCGGAGGACCATAGCCTCAGTCGTGTACCAGCGACCTGGGTGTTAGACGCAGCGCCCCATCCAGTACCGCTGAAGGCAAACATCGTGGTGGACGAGACAGTCTGCGACACGCTGACGGTGTAAACGCCGTTCGTGGGCGGCGACGCCGACCAGGGCGTAGTCACGCCAGTTATGTATGTGGCAGAAGAGCCCGGAGGACTGGCCGACACGCCGGTTCCAGTGACTAACTGTCCAACAGCTAGAGTACCAGATGCGACCGACGTGACGGTCATTGTCGTGCCGCTGATGGAGCCGGTGAAGGTGGCGCTGGTTCCAGGCAGAACGCCGCCCCAGGTTCCAGCGCCCCAGCCGTTCGCGTACAGCGTTGTGTCCAGGCCAGTGTTAAGCTGGAAGACTGCCGTGACGGAGCCGCCGCCAGTCGCTGTGGATGAGGCAGCAGATGCGGCAGTGATGGTGAATGTGGCCGATGTCAGCACATCGGTAATCTGAAACTCACCATTCAGGGTAAGACCGCCGACAGCACTCGCCCCAGAGAAAGTCACGAAATCATTCTGGAACGCCCCATGATTAGGGATCGTCACAACGACCGTCGTTGAACCACTCGTGGTGGAGAATGGGTTGCTCTGCGTGATCGTCGCTCGGATGGGTGTGATGTCGTAGAGAGAGCCGCCGCGTTCGATGTAGTACTTGAGGTTTGTGCCGATCCCCAGGAAGTAGCTGCCCGTCAGATCAGAGAATGGGAACAGGTTGCGAGCCGTGCCCATAAACGCCTGCAAGGTGGCGCGCTGCCACCCTCCAATCTTCTCAGGGAAGTTCGAGCGGAAGCGCACCTTGTCAGAGTCAGACCAAGCCCCGGACGTTGAGTACCGAGACCCGTCGTGCAAGACCCCCGGTGCAAACTGGAGCTTGGTGAGTGGCATGTTAGGTCTTGATGATGAAGTTCGAGGCTAGGTAGGGCTGAAGCGTCGAGACCGTGTGAGTGTGCGACCCGTCCGTGCTGATGGTGTGGTTGTGGCTTCCGCCCCCACCAGTTCCGTCCGTAAGGAAGGTATGGCTGTGGTTGCCGTCCGTGCTGGTGACGTAAGTTTGGTCGTCAAGAATGCCGCCAATCAGACGATCACGGTCAGCAGGAGAGCTAATGTTTCCGCCAAACCCAGATGCGGTGCCATAGTAGTTGCCACCACCGCTGTTGGGCTCGCCAGTGCGGTGCGTGTGCGCCCCAGCTATGTTGGTCGTACCAGTATGCTGGTGGCTTGGAATCTGTGCGGTACTGAGTGTCGTGCCGCCAGTGTTGCCGGTATGGTTATGAGCGCCATCAGTGCTGGTGGTGGCAGTAACGGCGCCGCCGGTCTGACCCCGAGAATAGCTTGATCCTGCCCCAACACCAACGCGGTCACGCCGGTCTGGAACGTTGAATGTGGTGGAGCCGTCGCCGTTGCCGTAGGCCGTGCCAATGATGGCAAAGAGCGCCGAATAGGTCGTGCGGCTCACAGCAGCGCCATTGCAGAGGAGCCAGCCGGTCGGGGCCGTGGAGCCGCCGTATTCCCAGATCACGCCAGCAGGGATGATATCGCCGCCAGCGACAGTGATGGTGCCCGTGACGGCAAGGTTGCCGCCAATCGTCGTGTTGCCAGCAATAGCTGCTGCACCAGAGACAGAGACATTCCCGTTAGTCGCATTGATGGGAATGGACGCCAGGACAACGTTCGTCCCGTCGCAGTACATAAGCTGAGTGAAGCCGTTGGCGAGCGTTACCCCAGTGCCAGCGGCGGTCTTCACCACAATGCTCTGGCTGCCAGTAGTCGCATTCCGGACGGCATAGAACTTGTTGCTCGTCGGCACGATGACGTTGCGTGTCGCTGTCAGGGTGCCAGTGATAACCAGCACCGCATTACGGGCCTCGTCTGCAATGCCGTTACCGCTGATGAGCGTGTAGTTGGCGTCGGCCATAACAATGTTGCCGACGCCAGTGATCGCCTGCTCAAGCAGGGAGCCCAGGTTGGTATTCGTTGTGTTGCCCCAGTTCGCGGCCTGCTCACCGTTGCCGATAAGCTCAAGCCGTAGGGCTGGCGAATATGTACTGGGCATCTACCCTACCCTCAGCAGGAGATCGTGTAGGTGACGGTCAGCGTGTCGCCGCTCAGGACGCTGCGAGCAACCGCAAAGTCCGTCGCAGAGAAGAGCGTGCCGGTCGTGCCCCCAATCGTGTTGGCACCAGCGCCGGTCACAATAAAGCAACCACCAACCGTCGCGGTGCCGTTGATGTTGAAGACGGCGGGAGACGCGGTGTTGTCGGTCGAACCGGCCACAGCAGTTCCTGCCGTGTAGGCGGGGCGAGTGCCGTTCGAGTAAACCGTAATCTCGGTCCACGACTTCGAGGACATCGTGTCGGCTGCGCTGATGGAACCGGCGGTCTTCAGACCGACGAAGAACGCCGCGTTGTAGGCCGAGCCACCGAAGTACTTGTTGAAGAGGTCGTTCTTGCCGACCGTCACAACGAGGTTCGAGAGGTCATCTTCCCAGCGGACGGAGCCGTCAGCGGCTCGGCAGATCACCTTGAAGGAGCCCTTCACGTCGATGCTGTCCTGGGCAGAATGCCCCATAGTCAGCCCGGCTGCGGCTTCATCCACGACTCGAAGGTTATCTTTGAGGCTCATTTAGCTGTTTCCTATAGGGGTCCAGGTTGCTGCCACGGGGGAGATGGGCGTCCAAGAACTGCCCCCTCCTGGGTTGATCGGAGTCCAGCCCGGATTCGGATTCGGTATCGGGTCCCACCCTCCGTATCCTGCCCCAACGTCTACGAGGGTGATTGTATCCGACGCAGACGCGACCATGCCAGCGATATTTGCCGCAACGTCCGTCAGGACTATGGCGTCAGAGGCCGACACCGGCATAGCCAAAATGCCAGCCGAAGCGTCAGCCAGGATGATGGTGTCAGACGCACTTGCCGATGCGGCAAAGTTGCCGACCGCCGTCTCTGCAAAGGTGATGGAATCCGACACGCTCTCTAGGAAGGCAAAGCCGCCCGTGGCGGAATCCGTAAGAGTTATCGTGTCAGATGCCGCCCCCAGGAAATTATAGCTTATGGCAGCAGAGTCGGTCAGGGTCAGGGTATCGGACGCCGCAGCGAACCAGTCCGGGGCCTTGGCCGCAAAGTCCGTCAGGACGATGGCGTCGGACGCGCTCGCCAGCATGCTGAGGCTGCCGTTCGCCACATCAGACAGGACGAGGGTGTCGGCCCCAGCGGCGACAGCCGCCTTTTGTGTTGTGGCAGCATCCGTCAGGACAATGGCGTCAGACACACTCTCGGCATAGAAGGCGTTGGCTAGCCCACTGAACGAAGCGCCGCTGAATGGGTAGAAGCCAAACACCCGTCTTTATCCCCCAGCAGAGTCGGCAGGAGCAATAGTAAGCTCGCCAGCAGCGACCAGCGCCATGATGTTCTGGTAGTCAACATTCGCCGGGTCAAGCGGCACGAACGAGGTCACGCCGTCAATGTCACAGCGGATGCTGGTGTTGACGCCATTGAAGGCGATGTATTGAGCGTTGGTGTACATGGATCAAAGTTCCGCTGCAATGCCAGCATTATAGACGAAGAATGCACTTCCTGTTGCAAGTGCCGTGCACTGCACCCTGAGTGTTGTCGCATCTACAGTGTTCACCAACAAAGTGGATGCATTGCTGCTTCCAAGAGATGTGAGTGAAACAGTTGGGGAAGACCTCATTGGTACTGGAAGGGCTATATTGTTAATTGGGTTAGCGCCTCCATTAACCGTTCCCTCATAAACCAACTGACTAGTTAGCACCTGATAGTACCTCTGGCACAGCGCCAGTTCCTGCCCGAACTGCCTGCGTTCAAAGGGCGTTGCGACGGTGCCTACTTCGAGTTGGACGCCGGTCAGGTAGAAGGTTGCGCCGTTGGTCGCCATCGGCGATACGCTTCCGGTCGCACCAATAAAATTGGCTGCCGCCCATGTGCCAGCGGTTCCGCGAAACGTTGAACCAGACCCGAGATCAAAGTTCAGGCTCAACCCAGCCGAATTGTCCGTTGCCCATGTCCCTGTTGTGTCTCCGGGGATTGTGACAGTTCGGTAAGTCCAGGTGTCGGCTGAAGCAATGCTGTAGGTAAAGGGGTACGACCTGTTGAGCGAACCGTTGCGAATAGAGCCGCCGAACGTGCCGGTCACGGATGAGCGAACCCAGAAAGACAAGGTAACGGTCACCGCAGAGGCAGTTCCCCAGGCCAAGTCTCCAACATTAAATCCCTCAATTAGTTGCTGAGAGACAAACAGGTCGGACGAACCAATAGTTGCCCCCGTGAGCGCCCGAAAAATGGTCGAGTTGTTGAAACCGGCAGGGGCAATTGTTGATTGCTGCACCTGCATGTTGTTCGCAATGCTTGCCGAGTTTATCCAACGATCAAGCCAATATGCGGCTCCGGCCCCATAGGTGCCAGCCGAAGTCCCATTCCGCTGGCTGATTCGCATATCCCCATTGATGATGCGGTTCCGCAGGAAGCTGGACGCCATCGCCGCAGTGCCCGCGAAGGTTGCGTTGCCCGAAGCGTCGAGGACGATGTTGTTCGAGACAGAGGCGGCGGACTTGATGTTCGTCGCTTGGATTGTTGACATCAGGTGGCCTCCACAGCGTCAAGCTGTTCCTGCGTGGGGCGTGGCAGCGTCGGGTGGCTCCAGGCGGCAATGTAGTCGCCCCGACCATCGCTGTCGTTCTGGAGACGGATGACGGTTAGGAAGTCCTGCGTCACCAGCGTTGGGTAGATCGCCATGATGCGGTCGTAGAGGGTCATCATGCAGCCCTTGCCAAGAAACCGTTAAAATATGTGTATGCTTGACCCGTGCCTAGGTTAACCGTTACGCCAGATTGTTGATACCAAAACATCTCAACGTAATCGGTTGTGCCGTTCATATAAACAAGACTTGCAACTGTTGACTCGGAAGGACCATTTATGACGCTAGACCATACACCACGCCTAAACTCGAAGCCATTCTTGAATATTGCAACTAACTGGTTAACATAAGCGCCGCCAAATATGGCTCCGTTAAACTGGTAATAACCGGCCACATTGGGCGTGAAGCGAGACAGCCCTGTGTCAAAGCAACTGTTGGTGTCAAACTCTTCAGAAACAAGGACAACCTTCGTAAAGGTTGCCGTTGCGGTGTTTGTGGCAGTGCTGGCAAATGCTCCGAACGCAGGCCCAGCAAGCACCGAAACACCACCAACTGTAGGCGGCGAGACAAAGTTCACAACGCCGGTAGCGTTGATACGCATGACTTCCGTGCCGCCCTCTGCAAAGGCGATGGTGTCAGCCGCAGGGAAGAACATTCCCGTGTTCGCGTCGGTGCCCTGCACGGCAGGCGTTGCGGCAGAGCCGTCCGTGCCAGAGATGCCGGTAGTTCCGGAAATGATTACGGGCATCAGGGGGTCTCCGAAGGAGCGATGACGAGCTTGCCTTCAGCTACCAGGGCCATGATATTTTTGTAGTCGGTATTCGCCTCATCTAGGGGCACGAAGCTGGTCGCGCCGTTGATGTCGCAGCGGATGGCTGATTGGTTGCCGGAAAGGTCTATGTGATAGGTGGCGTTGGAGTACATTGTCAAAGCTCCGACGAAGCTGTCCAGGAGGAATGGCAAAATCCACTGCTACTGAGCGTAAAGCTGTATTCGGCGGCAAATTCTCCCTGCCCTCCACCGCCGGGCGTGAGAAATGGCCCTGAAACTAGTGCAGATGAAGACGATAACGCAACAGTTGTGGTAGCGGCTGCACGCTTCTGAACCTTCCAATAAACTGTTGTCGCATCTAGGTTTGAGGTTCCTGTCGTTATGAATCGCCACACAAAGCCACGTTCATAATACCTCTGGCACAGCATCAGTTCCTGCCCATACTGGCGGCGCTCAAAAGGTGTGGCTACAGAGCCAACCTCGAACTGCACGCCGGTCAGGTAGAAGGTCGCGCCAGCGTTAGCGATCCAGTTGACGCAGCCCGACGTGCGGAAAAAGCCGCCGCCAGCGCCCCAAGCTCCTGCCGTTGTGTTGCTGTTTGAGCCGGAACCCAGATCAAAGCAGACGCCAACGCCCAGACCATTGCCCACATTCTGCGTGCCGCTGGTGTCGCCCGGAATGGTGAGCGTCTTAAACTCCCAAGTGTTCGCCACGTTTACGGTGTATGTCGTGACATAAGATCGGGTGTACGCGGCGCTCTGAATGCCCACACCGTAAGTGCCGGTAACAGACGAGCGCA